AGTGAACCCCGAGTGACGGAGTTGATTGAGTGAGAAAGAAGGTATCCCCAGAGGCTAGGGGGTATCGGTCGGGTCTAGAGGGAAAGGTTGCACAGCAGCTAGAGACGTTGGGGATCAAGGTTGAGTATGAAGCCTACAAAATCCCCTACGTCATCCCTGAAAGCTCACACAAGTATACCCCAGACTTCGTTCTTCCCAATGGTATCATCGTTGAAACCAAAGGGAGGTTCGTACTTGCAGACAGAAAGAAGCATCTACTCTTGCAATCCCAGAGGCCAGAGTTAGATATTAGGTTTGTGTTCTCCAACAGTTCTGCAAAGATCAACAAGGGATCACCCACCTCTTACGCTGACTGGTGTAACAAGTATGGCTTCATCTTCGCAGACAAACTCATCCCAGAGTCTTGGGTCTCAGAGAAAGGCGACAAGAATGTTAAACTGGCTCCGAAAGAAGTTCTCAAAAGAAGAAGAAAAGCCTGACCAAACGTTACTCTGGGGTGTCGTAGAGGGACCATTCTCTGCGAAAGACATCCCAGACTGCGGTTTTCCACCCGAATCGACGATGCTGGTTCTGAAAGTTTCCCGTGGTGAAGATGTGTTTGATGCAGAGTTCTGGTTTGATGACTTCGACGAGGCATATGTATTGGTGAAGCACTTCCAGACCAACCTGAACCCAATCGTTCTCAACAACAAGGAGCCTTAATATGGCTACTAAAACAGTCGTAGTATTCTCGTGTGCACATGCCGACCCTGCAACAAGCAGCCTGCGGTTCAAAGCACTAGGAAATTTCCTCTATGATCTCAAGCCAGACATGGTGTTTGATTTGGGTGATGGAGCAGACATGAGGTCTCTCAACAGCTATGATGAAAGATACCCCAAAGCACTGGCTTCACAGAGCTATGAGAAGGATATTGAGTCCTACAACTTATCCCAAGAACTCCTCCGACACCCATTCAGACATCACCGGAAGAAGCGACCTTTTTGGGTGGGATTCGAAGGAAACCACGAGAACCGAATTAAAAAGTACCTCGCCCTTAATCCAAGGAATGAGGGAGAAAAGTACGGGGTTTCCTTTAGCCATCTTCAAACAGACCACTACTTCGACGAATACCACGAGTACGAAAACAGTGGACCAGCCATCGCCCTCTACGACAAGGTGGCCTACGCGCACTACTTCACTTCTGGTAATTCTTCTACTGCTACTAGCGGCATCCATCACGCTTATACGATGGTGAATAACCTTGGCTGTTCTGCCACCTGTGGGCACTCTCACAAGCGTGACATGTACTTCAAGGATGGTGGGCTACCTCATGGCAACATTGGCCTCGTGGTGGGCTGCTATAAGGGCGCAGAGGAGCACTGGGCTGGGCAAGCAAACAGACAGTGGTGGCACGGTGTTGTGGTGAAGCGTGAGTTGGAGGATGGCATGTACGAGCCTGAGTTTGTTTCCCTCAACCAGATCATGCGAGAGTATGCTGAATGAACTACGAAGTGACAATCCTTGTTGAAGTCCATCCCGAAGCAGCCTTTGCTGGTACCGACGACGAGATGGAGAATGTCTACAGCTTGATTGAATCAGCAGTGTTTGATATTGACGATCTGACGCTGCACACACTGGATGTAATGGAGGCAGGAAATGGCTAAATGGAGCGCAGACCTTGAAGATCAGGTCTTTGGGTACTGGTCACAAGGTACAAAACCTCAGACACCTACCGAGATGGTCCGAGAGTTTGTAACACTTACCGGGCAAAAACCTGACCCTGAGTTGTCTGCAAAGCTGATTAAGGAAGAGTTTGAGGAGTGGGATTGGGAACGCTTTTTGTCTGTAGGAGGGGAAGAGGTGTATGATCCGAAGAGAGAACTCAAAGAACTGGCAGACTTGCTCTATGTGATCTATGGATACGCCAATGTTCGTGGTTGGGATGTAGAAGTAGCTTTCCGTAGGGTCCACGACAACAATCTCGGTCGTTGTGTGCAACCTGATGGGACCGTCAAGCGAAGGGAGGATGGGAAGATTATAAAGAACCCTGACTATCCCGCAGTCTACTTGGAGGATTTGATCTGATGTCGATCTATCTCTTGACAACTCCCTTCATTGGACTAAAACTACTTGGTTCGATCACATGACAGTGCAAGAGCTTATAGACAAGCTGCAGAAAGTGCAGGACAAGGGGGTTCCAGTTGTACTGGTTGACTGGTCCATCCAGAACCCACTGACAGCCAAGTATGAACTCAGCACAAACCGTATCGTGGTGCAAGCACATCGCGTTGCAATCATAATGAGCTAGATCGTGATCGAACTGGCCTCAAAAGAAAGTGAAAAAATGAGTAACCACCTACCTACTGACTATCAGTCCTTCATTCACACATCACGCTATGCTCGTTGGCTCGAAGAGTATAAGCGGCGTGAGGGTTGGGGTGAGACTGTCTCTCGCTACATGACTAATGTTGTTGTACCTAAAACCCGTGACGAGATCATCCTTGACGAAATCGAAGAGGCTATCCTTGGTCTTGAGATTATGCCTTCGATGCGGGCTGTGATGACTGCTGGCCCTGCCTTGGAGCGTGACAACACGGCTGGCTACAACTGTTCCTATCTGCCTGTGGACGACCCCAAATCCTTTGACGAGGCTATGTTCATTCTTCTGTGTGGCACTGGTGTTGGCTTCTCTGTGGAGCGTCAATACATCAGCAAGCTACCAGAGGTTCCTGAACAAATGTTTGCTTCGGAAGATGTGATCGTTGTCCACGACAGCAAAGAGGGTTGGGCCAAGGCTCTGCGTAAGCTGATTGCTATGCTCTATGCAGGGGAAATCCCTAAGTGGGACGTGTCTAAGGTTCGTCCTGCTGGCGCTAAACTCAAGACCTTTGGTGGTCGTGCATCTGGTCCTGCCCCTCTGGTGGAATTGTTCCAGTACACGATTGAGAAATTCAAGGGTGCTGCTGGTCGCAAGCTGTCTTCGATTGAGTGCCACGACATTATGTGTAAGATTGGTGAAGTTGTTGTCGTAGGGGGTGTTCGTCGCTCTGCAATGATCTCTCTGTCGAACCTGTCTGATGATCGTATGCGTCACGCTAAGTCAGGCATGTGGTGGGAAGGTAATGCTCAACGTGCCTTGGCTAACAACTCTGTGGCCTACACTGAGAAGCCTGACATGGAAACCTTCATGCGTGAATGGCTCTCTCTGGTAGAAAGCAAGTCTGGTGAGCGTGGTATCTTCTCTCGTCAGGCATCTAAGAAACAAGCTGCAAAGAATGGTCGTCGTGATGCTAACCAAGACTTTGGCACTAATCCATGCTCTGAGATTATCCTTCGTCCGTATCAGTTCTGTAACCTCACAGAAGTCGTGGTCAGAGCTACGGACACACTTGAGGACTTGGAGCGGAAAGTAAAGCTGGCTACGATCCTTGGCACTATTCAATCGACGTACACTCACTTCCCCTACCTGCGTAAGATTTGGCAGAAGAACACCGAGGAAGAACGCCTGTTGGGTGTGTCGTTGACTGGCATTATGGACAATAAACTCCTCGGGCCTTCTAACGCAGGTCTCGACAAAACCCTCAAGAGGCTCAAGGATGTTGCTGTTGCTACTAATGCTGATTGGGCAAATCGCCTTGGTATTCCAGTTTCTGCTGCAATTACCTGCGTTAAGCCTTCCGGTACTGTTAGCCAGCTTGTTGATTCCGCTTCCGGTATTCATGCTCGTCATAGCAGCTACTATATTCGGACTGTACGTGGAGATAACAAAGACCCTCTGACGCAGTTTATGAAGGATCAGGGTATTCCGAGTGAGCCTTGTGTGATTAAGCCTGAGACTACTACAGTCTTTAGCTTCCCACAGAAGTCTCCCGAAGGTGCTATCACTCGTAACGACATGACGGCTATCGAACAGTTGGAGTTGTGGTTGGTCTATCAGCGTCACTGGTGTGAGCATAAGCCTTCCGTCACGGTGACTGTTCGTGACAATGAGTGGATGGAAGTTGGTGCTTGGGTCTACAAGTACTTCGATGAAGTATCTGGTGTGTCTTTCTTGCCGAACTCTGACCACAGCTACCAACAGGCACCCTATCAGGAGATCAATCAACGGGAGTATGAAGACCTACTTGCTGTCATGCCACCGAAGATTGATTGGACTAAGCTGAGCGACTACGAGAAAGAAGACACTTCCAAAGGGACTCAAACCTTTGCCTGTGTTGGCTCTTGTGAGATCGTTGACCTGACTTAAGAGCTTGCTACATCCTGAGCATGATGATAAACTGCTCACAACAAATCCTCGTGGAGCATACAGTGACCGTTGAAATAGCTATCCTAGCTGGACTCACAGCGAACGTCTTACTCTCTTGGTTGATTAAAAGGGACTTAGATGAAATAGAACAGGTCGTGGTGCAGATGCTCCTTGATCTGGGTAAACAAGGTATCTTAAACGTGGAGGTTGATGATGACTCTGGAGAAGCCTAAGGGCAAACGGGTATCACGGTACAAGAACGCTGAACAAGAAGGCGCAATGCGTACTGTTGCCATTAAGCCACTCAACGACAATCAAGCACTCTACCTCAAACATCTGGATGGCTCAGATCAGGTGATTGTCTGCGGGTTCTCTGGCACAGGTAAGACCTTCATGGCAGCCACCTATGCAGCCAACATGTATGCCAACAGAGAGATCACCAAGATCATTCTGACCCGCCCCAATGTGTCTGTAGGTAAAGACTTGGGCTACTTCCCCGGTACGCTCGAAGAGAAGTTTGCTCCTTGGGCTGCACCTGTGCTGGATGTTCTCAATGAGCAGTTGGGCAAGGGTACGGTAGAGACTGGGATCAAGAACGGCAACATCGAAATGGCACCCCTATCTACTATGCGGGGAAGATCATTCAAGAACGCTTTCATCATTCTGGACGAAGCACAAAACACTTCCGTCGCTGAGATCAAAATGTTCTTGACTCGGATCGGAAAAGACTGTAAAGTTGTAATCAACGGTGACATAAAGCAGTCAGATATTGGTGGTAGATCGGGCCTAGCAGCGATTATCCATCTTGTTAAGAAGCACAATCTGCCTGTGCCTATCGTTGAGTTCGGAGTGGATGACATTGTTCGCAGTGACATCTGTAAGCAGTGGATCGTGGCATTCGAGGAAGAGAAGCTATGACAGACAGTCAGACGACGACAGACCT